CCCGCAGAAGGCTTCATTCACTGGGGTTCAAATGATTTTTTTGGCATGGATAGGGTAGCTCCCGACAAGCAATGAGCCTTGATTGCTTCCATGCCATTGATACAAGGCGACATACCAAAAAGGCAGGTGTGAAATATGTCAAGAGGCAAGTGGGTAAAAAGGAGCGCGTGGATTAATAGTTCGCAAGCGGATGCAGTAGCAGGATACTACGTTCAGGGCCATTCAGTGACGGAAACGGCTGAGCATTTCGGAGTATCAAAAGCGCAGGTCAACAATTTGGCAAAGGCCAGAGGATTGACTAATGGGCGGAAATTTCTCTTCTCCAGAGTTGAGGACCAGAAGAAAGAAGCTGAACGGAAACTCGCAGAGCATATTGCGACAATTGGGTTCGAGTATGTTGGCGGGTATACTGACAAAGATGGCAAGGCAATAATAGAATGCCATCAGTGCGGAACGAGATTTGAACGGACGGCCAGCTTTCTGAGAAAAGGCAATGTGGTTTGCCCAGAATGTCAGAAAAGAGAGCGACAGAGACATAGCGATGAAAAGAAGCGCCTTGCGGCTCAACAGGCAGAGGTTCGCAAAATGGAGCGCGAATGGTACAAGGTAACGCATCCACCAAAGCCAAGGAACTCGTATGCAGAACAGCACGAGGCATTCCTGAACCGAGAAGGTATCTGTGAGATATGTGGAAAGCCATATACGGTTCGTGATTACGTCAAATCCTGTGGATTGAAATTTGCAAGAGACAGCGGCGTATGTTCAAAAGAATGCCGTGATATAAAATCGAGGGAGTCTGTTCGTGAAAGCCACAAAGGAAGGCGTGACAATCACAGGCATCGTGCTCGGAAGTATGGAAGTGAATACGATTCGTCCGTAACACTCAAAAAACTGATTAAGCGTGACGGCATGCGCTGTGCCATTTGTGGCGGAATGTGCGATTGGGGCGATAGGAGCTGGTCAAAATACACGGGCCCGCTCTATCCGAGCATTGACCATATCATTCCGATGGCAAAAGGCGGCCCACATACATGGGATAACGTGCAGGTTGCACACATGATTTGCAATTCAGAAAAGGGAGACAAGATTGAAGGGGTGGCAATATGACGCAGGCCGAGAAAATCTGCGCCAACGTAAACGCAGATGTTAAACCACAAGCAATTACACTTGCAAATGCTGTTTTAGCCATGCAAGACAAGATTGAGCAACAGATACCGATATACAAGGACATACCATTTGATCAAGAGGTTACTGTCGGAACAGGTGAGCGCATGCGTAGACAGCAACCTGCCGCTCAGGAGTTCCGTGCAACGGTAAGAGACTATTCCGCCGCACTGAACAACCTCTACGGTATTCTGGAACAGCACAAGACATCCGCAAAGACCACATCAATCAATGACATGAGAGAAAAACTGAGGGCGGTGAAGTAATGAAAGGGAAACAGACTCCGAGACTGTTCACTCCGCCACTGAGAGAATTGACTCCTGAGACATCGCTCGGATATATGTTTATAGACTTCTGCGAGAGCATCGGACAACCGCTTCTCCCGTGGCAGAAATGGCTGAGCATCCACGCCATGGAAATCGTCGGAGACATTCACGGCGAATGGCACTTTCGGTTCAGATATATCATCGTACTTGTATCGAGGCAGAACGGCAAGACCTACTGGTTCAAGCTGTTAGGCCTCTTTTTCAATTATGTGCTTCAGACGAAACTCGTCATCGGAACGGCGCAGAACCTCGACAAGGCAAACGACACGTTCGAAGAGGCCGTGGAACTAATCGAAAACACACCGATGCTTGACGAGGAATTTGTCAAGGCACTGAGGGGTGCGGGAAAGCGAGAATACCTTCTCAAAGGTGGCGAGCGCTGGAAGGTCGTTGCAACAAATAGGCGAGGCCGTGGATGGTCGTCCGACCTCATCCTGATGGACGAAATCAGAGAACAAACTGATTGGGAGGGTTGGTCGGCAATTTCAAAGACCATGCTTGCAAGACCGTCCGCCATTCTGGTTGCAGTATCAAATGCAGGAGATGTCACGAGCGTGGTGCTCCGCCATTTACGTCTTCAGGCTCACGCACAGCTTGGCGACCCTGACCATGTGGCAGGCATAAGAGAAAACCTCGGCGGAGAGGATATTGACGACTCTCTGGCGCTGTTCGAATGGTCAGCCTCGCCCGACTGCGACATCAATGACCGTGAACAGTGGGCACAGGCGAATCCGTCTCTCGGATACGGTTTCCTGACCGAGCGGGCATTGCAGTCCGCCATGAGCACCGACCCCGAGCCGATATTCCGCACAGAATGCCTCTGTCAGTGGGTTGAGCATCTACTCCCGCAGCCATTCCCTGACGGAGCATGGGACGGCGGTATCGATGAGGGTTCAATGATCATTCCTGAGTCGCCGTTGTATTTTGGCATCGATATGTCACAGGACCGCCGATGGACATCTATCGGAGTGTGCGGCCTTCGTGAGGATGGCCAGTGGCACATTGAGGTTGTTGCGAGACGTATTGGCACGGAATGGGCAATCGACTGGTTCCGGGCAAGAGCCATGAGGCAGAAAATGAAACTTGCCTTCCAGGGGCGTGGCGCTCCTGTGTCTGGGCTGGCAGAGCAGATATGCACTATTGACGGAGTCGAGCGGATCTCGATCGAGGGCTCCGACCTTCCGACAGGGTGGGGGCGCTTCTGGGACGGAATAGCTGCATCTGCTCCTGTTATGCCCGGAGAGACCGCAAGAGGCGGGGCGAGGATATACCATCTTCCGCAGCCAATTATGGACCAGCCCGCAAAAACAATGCAAACAAGGCAACTCGGCGGCGGAGCGGAAGTCCCAGACCGCATGAAAAGCCCTGATGATATAGCACCACTGTTTGCCTGCATAATGGCATTCACAGCGGCGACAATGGTGCAGAAGGAAAAGAACAAGGTTTACGAATCAGCCTATGCGAACGGAGCGGGGCTGATTTTTTGTTGACCGAATAAGGAGGGCGTGAAAAATGCCGAAGATAACAGAGCGGTTGCGCGATCTCTTCGGGCGCACGACCATCCACGTTAGCTTAATGCCGGAAGAGAACCCGCGTGTGGATGGATTGAGTGCTCGGCAGCTATATGCAACACAGGCGAATCTGCATGCGGTGGTTTCGTTCCTGGCTGATTCCGTTGCACAGCTGCCCCTGAAGGTGTATGTGCGCAACGCAGAATTTGACCGCATGAGGGACCGGGACAGCAATGCCGCAAAGCTGCTGTACCGACCGAATGCAGACCAGACATCCTATGAGTTCTGGAATGCGGTATCAACGGAATTGCTCCTGATGGGAGTTTCGACCGTCTGGGTGCTTCCGGATCCGGACAGCGAAAGCGGCTTACAGCTCCGTCTCATTCCGAAAGAATGGATCATGGACTCGGAGCGCAAGACCAATTATGCGCCGGATATGATCCGAGTCACCACGAACGGCTCCGGCAGGGTGATCGAGATACCCCGAACGGAGTTTATCCAGTTCAGGATGTACTCCCCCGGCAATCCGGGCGGATACCAGTCACCCATTGCGGCACTCAGACAGACGCTGAACGAGCAGATCCAGGCTGACAAATTTCGCACGGAGATCTGGAGCAGTTCTGGACGGTTCAATGCTTATCTGACAAGACCGTCCAATGTTCAGCCATGGAACGATGAACAGCGCAAAGCATTCGTCACCGCATTCCGTGAAGGATGGGGCAGGGGCGGAAGCAATGCGGGCAAGATTCCTCTGCTGGAAGACGGTATGGAAATAAAGCCGTACCAGTTCAATGCAAAAGAGGCGCAGTATGCAGAGACCAAACAGCTGAGCCGTGAGGATGTGGCGGCGGCTTACCACGTTAACCCATCGCTCATCTGGCACACCACGACACAGACCTACGCAAGTGCAAAGGACAATGCAAGAGCACTCTATGCGGACTGTCTCGGACCTACGCTCCAGATGCTTCAGCAGAGGATTAATTCTTTCCTGCTCCCGATGATCGGAGCAGACCCGAATCTGTATGTCGAGTTCGACCTGACGGAAAAACTCAAAGGAAGTTTCGAGGAACGTGCATCTATCCTTCAGGCTTCCGTCGGTGGTCCGTGGATGACCCGCAACGAAGCCAGAGCGGACAACAACCTTCCGCCTGTTGACGGTGGTGATGAGCTGATCATACCGCTCAATGTCGTAGAAGGCGGGCAGGCTTCCCCACAGGACACCCACATGAACCAGAATGCAGGTGAACCTGAGGCAAAACTGATCATTCCGTCACACCGAAAGGACAGCGAGAACACCATCCGCATCAAAGGCAAGTCGGACGAAGAGGAAGACGAAGAGGTTACGGAAGTTCTGCGGAAGTTCTTTAAGCGTCAGGCAAATTCCGTGCTCCCGAAACTCGGAGCAAAATCCGCTGAGTGGTGGGATGAAGACCGATGGAACGAAGAGCTGGCAGACGACCTGCTCCCGCTCATCGAAAAGATAGCAGACAAACACGGCATGAGCACCGCTGACGTACTTGGTACGGAATACGGCAAAGAGATAACCCGCAACTATCTGCGGAAACTCACCGAGGGCCGTGCAAAAGCAATAAACGTCTCCACACTCGAGAAGCTGGAGGACGCACTCGAGGACGAAGAGACCGAACCGGCAGAAGTCTTCGAAAAGCGTGAAGGCAAGGACGCTGATGTCTTCGGACAGGCGCTCGCCACTGCCGTTGCAAACTGGGCAACCATCGAGGCCGTCCATCAGGCACAAAGTCAGGGATATGAACGGAAGGTCGAAAAGGAATGGGTCACCGGCCCGAATGCCAGAGATACACATATTGCCATGAACGGGCAGAGGGTTGGCATTGACGATAATTTCTCCAACGGAGCCAGATGGCCCGGAGACGATAACTTGTCACCTGCGGAAAGTTGTGGGTGCAACTGTAGTACCGAAGTAATCATTACGGAGGGTTAATCATGGAGCATAAATATAAAGATTTCGCTCTGCGCAAGTCCGCAGACGATACGGAAAAAGACACCGGAACGATCTCCGGCTACTTTTCCACATATGACCGCATTCCGGACAGCTATGGCGATGTTATAGCACCGGGAGCATTTGCCGACACCATCAAAGCCAGAGAAGAGAGCGGACATCCGTTCCCGCTTTGCTGGAATCACGACCTCGACCAGATTATCGGCAAGGTCGACTCAATCGAAGACACTGAAAAGGGCCCGCTGATGACAGCGAGCTTTTTTGATACCCCGCTGGCACAGGAGAAACGGGAAATCGTGAAGAGCGGAGTCGTTTACCAGTTCAGCTTTGCCTATGACGTTCTGGATGCAGGTCCTGCGGAAGACATCAAAGCGAACGAACTGCGGAAACTCGACCTCTACGAGGTTTCCATCGTTCCGATTCCAGCAAACCAGAATGCCGTCATGACGGAAGTCAAGTCCGGCAGACGCAACAGCAAGTCCGATGCGGACAAGCTGGAACAGGCAATCTCGCTGATTCGGGATGTTCTCGGACAGCTTGATGATACAGACGAACCCGATGACGGAGAGGACGAAGCAAAGGCCAACACGGCGGTGGAGGAGCCCGAGCAGAGCAATCCGAGGAAGGACAATCTGTTGGCATATATCAAAAACATGAGCGTGGAGGAATAAGAACATGACTCTCAAAGAACAGCTTGCGGAAGCCAAATCCGCACTCGCAGCGCTGAAGGAGCGCATCGAGGCCAATGACGCTGAAGCAATCGCAGAGGGCGAGAAACTTCAGGCAGATATCGAAACTAAAACCGCCGAAATCGCACAGGCAGAAAAGAAAGCATCCCTGCTGAACGTGATCGGCACAAAAGAGGAGGATACCGACATGGGTGAAACCAAGAACGCCGCCAACCTGGGCGAACATTTTGTAAATTATCTCAAATCCAATGATCACAGCAAACGCTTCGATGTTGTAGCACCGGCATTCAAAGCAGCTACGGACACACAGACCTCTCCGGCAGCCGCTGTTGACTGGGCAACTACATTTGATCGGAACGTTGTAACCGCAGTTCGCACTCCGCTCGTAATCCGTGATCTGTTTGGATCCGAGACCATCTCCGGCTTTACTCTCCAGTATCTGGTAGAGGGTGCTATTCAGGGCGCTCCGGCAGTTACTACAGAAGGCGCAGAGAAACCGCAGATCCATTTTGCAGATCCGACCGCAAAGACCGTGGCACTCAAGAAGATCGCCTGCCACATCAAAGAGTCTGATGAGTATATCAACGACTTCCCGTTCCTGGCCAGCGCCATCAACGGCAGACTGCTGTATGAACTCGGACTGGTCGAACAGAATACTCTTGTTACTGACCTGCTGGCAACCTCCGGCATCCAGACCGGCACCTATGCTTCAAATGCAACTGCTACGGCTATCGCAGAAAAGATCCTGAAAGCAGCCATGGACGTGCAGGACGGATCCGGCTTTGCAGCTGATGCAATCGTGATCAATCCGGCTGACTGGTACAACCTGAGAATTGCTCGTGATGGCGAGGAAAGATACTACGGCGGCGGCTTCTTCGGCCCGCAGAACGTTCCGAATCTCTGGGGCATTCCGGTATGCGTGACTACTGCAGTGTCAGCCAACACGATCATCGTTGGTTCCTTCAAGACCTGCGGTTCTGTTGTTCAGAACGGCGGCGTTTCCGTTGAAGCAGTGAACACCAACGAAGATGACTTTGTAAAGAACCTGATGACGATCCGTGCAGAAGAGCGTCTGGCTCTGGCTGTGAGACGTCCGGCAGGCTTCTATAAGTTGACGAAGGCATCCTGATCGACCTCACTTCCCGGGAGGGCTTCGGCTCTCCCATTTCCAGAAAGGCGGTGAAACCATGCTGAAGGAATACATTGTTAACGGCAGACAGTACCAGTACGAAGAGGGCACACAGCCTGAGGGAGCCGTGGAAGTCAAAAAGGCGGAACCGTCTAACAAAGCGGTTAAACCTGCGAATAAACGTAAGGCGGTGAAGGCAAAATGAGTCTCAGAACAATATGGGGCTATGAACTGACCAATGCGGACAGCATGCCTGACCTGCTCGATGCGGAGACATTCAACGAATATTCCGCAAATCGGTTCTCTGGTGATGTGCGTATCACCCCCGAACTGGAATCCGCAAGTACGGCTATTCGGAACTATGTGGGCTGGCACCTGTATCCGTCCGAGGCATGCAGGCTGACGATGACCTTGCAGGACAGGCGGGTGACGTTTGTCGGGCATGACGTACTCATCCAGCTTCCTGCCAAATATGTGACGGATGTGGATACCGTGACCATCGGCGGAGTTGCTTACGAGTACACCTTCGAAACGAACGGCATTCTCCGTATCTACGACGTTTACGACCACAGCCTCAAGCGTTACTCGGAAGTTGTTGTGATGTACACCGCAGGGCTTCCTGATGCGCTTATGGGGTCGGTTAACGAACTGATGGCACACAGGCTCACTCATGCGCTTGTGTCTTCCAACGGTGTGACATCGGAGACAGCCGGAGGCGTGAGCGTCACCTATAACGCCGCATGGGTTAACAGCGCACGGGCGACAGCGCTCCCGGACGACAACAAGGAAGTGCTCGCTCCGTATCGACTTCAGGGGGTGTTTTAAATGGCTTTACCATCATGGGCATCCCAGACAGTGACCATCATCCGACCTGGCGTCAAGATCGAGCGCGGCTCTGAGGTGCCTGACTGGACAAACACGTGGGAGACGGATGTCTCTGGGTGTTCCGTACAGCCTGCATCCACGGATCTGTCGCAGGACGGTCGAGTGCTCGGTGTGTTTGACGGAATGACCGCATACATGCCGCCCGGCACGGATGTCCGAGAGGGTGACCGCATCGAGTTTGACGGAAACGTCTACACGATTAGCGGAGCGCCTCGGAAGTGGCAGTCCCCAACAGGCAGAGCATCTCACATTCAGGTCAACCTGAGGAGGTGGGATGGTTAATGGCATCGATTACAAAAATTAAGTTCATCAGCAAGGGGTTTGAAGAAATTCTTTGCTGTCCAGGGGCTGATGAAGCCTGCCGCGAACAGGCTGCACGGATCCAGTCCACCGCAAACGGAATGAACCGCTTCGGAGGCAACGGATTTGAAATCCACGGCGAAACTGTAAATCGATTCGGGTCAAGGCGTGTCGAGTGGTTTGTCAAGGCAAGCGACAGGGAGGCAGTAAAGGCCTGCTCGGAGGATCAGGTACTTGTGAGGGCAATATGATCATCAAATTACAGATTGATATTGAGGACGAGATCCGCAAAGCGCTCTCCCCATACTTAACAACATATTGCAGACCTCTGCCGAAGAACTTCACTCTTCCGTGCATTCTTGTTTCGAAGACAGGCGGCAGTGATACGGATACAATCGACCGCTTTCTGGTCGTGATTGACTCCCGCGCAAAGACCGAGGCAGAGGCTGACGAAAAACTGCGAATTGCGCTCGGCATCCTGAAGGAAACCGCGGCATTGCAGACATCAGCTTTGCGACATATAACAGTAAATTCGTCCGGCTCATGGGGCGGTGATCCTGTGAGACCGGACATTTCTATGTGCTCGGCCACTCTTGAGGTCATAGCACATCAAACAACCATGGAGGTATAAGCATGGCTACACATGATGTAAATCTTGGCGTAGGTAATTACGCAGAATCCGGTGTTACCGGGATGTTTTATCATGCTCCTGCCGGAACAGCTCTCCCGACTTATCCCGGTGAAGCGCTTGGCAATGATTGGACGGAAGTCGGCGCGATCTCTGCCGATGGCATCACGTTCAATTCAAATTGGAGTTTCGAAAGACTGAAGAACTGGGCGAACCAGATCGAAAGAATGCTTCCGGGCGACGAGAGTGGTTCCGTGAGCGCTCCGGTCATTGACACCACGGAAGAGTCCCTGAAGACCATCTTCGGCGCAAACAACGTGACCGTGACAGCTGCAACCGCAACTCATGGAAAACTGATCAGCGTGGATGTTACCGCGACAAGCATGCCGGATGCAGAGGCATTCCTGTTCCTGATGAAGGACGATGATGACATGCTGATGATCGGTACCACGAAGGGCTACATCTCCGAACTCGGAGAGGTTGCGTTCCAACCGGATGCGGCAATCACTTGGAATCCGACCATCACGGCGGACAAGTGGACGATTGCGAAAGACAACGGTCAGAAGAGTTCATGATTGAAAGGGAAAGAACATGAGAGAAATTACACTGACGAATGAAAACGAACGGATCAATGTGCTGAAAGTTAACATCGGAAAAAAGACGTACAGCGTTCCGCTTTCCGGCTCTCTGTCTATCCGTGAGATGAAAGCCATGCGCGACGGCACGGAGGACGGCTTTGACTTTTTCGGTCGGTACATCCCGCAGGATGTGCTCGAGACTCTGACCATGGATCAGTTCAATGCACTGAACGAGGCATGGAAAGAGGCATCCTCTGAGAAGACGGATGCAAGCATGGGGGAATAATCGGCCTCACGAACTTCGTACTGGAGCACCGTGAGGCGGTCGAGAGTGACCTTATGCAGACCGGCTACACGTTAGATGATGTGGGGGCGTCCTTGTCATGGGATGCCCTTAAATCATTTCTTACGTATGCAAGGCCAGATTCCGCACTATTTCGGAAGATAAACCCAGAACTTGCAGACTGGTCGGTGACTTTGAAAACGAACTATATTCTGGCGGACATTTATGACCAGCTTGCGGCAACAAATGCAATGTTGCGGACGTTAATCACGCACAAGCGGTCGAAACCGCCAGAGCCATATAAAAGACCAGGGGCAAAAAAGACCAGGACTCAGCAGATGGGCAAGGCGCCTCTGGCAGATATTACGGAGATGCGCGAGTGGATCCGACAAAGGCAGGTGAGTAAAGATGGCGTATGAGGTAGCAACCGCAACAGTCAGTATCATTCCGAATATGAAGGGATCGCAGGAAACGATCGCTAAAGAGCTGGCTGGCAGTACCGACAAGGCCGGAACATCTGCCGGTAAGTCTTTGGGTAAATCTCTGCTTGCCGGAGCTACTGCAGTCGGTGTGGGTGCCGCCATTGGTAAGTTTATCGGTGACAGCGTAAACGAAGGCGCGAAACTGCAACAGAGCCTCGGCGGTGTCGAGACGATGTTTAAGGAAAACGCCGATGTGGTCAAGGGATACGCCTCGGAAGCGTATAAGACCGCAGGCATTTCCGCAAATGAATACATGGAGAACGTCACATCGTTTTCCGCAGCTCTGATCTCCTCCATGGACGGAGACACAGCCGCCGCCGCTGAAATGGCGAACACTGCCATGGTTGACATGGCGGACAATGCCAACAAAATGGGCACGGATATGTCGAGTATCCAAAACGCCTATCAGGGATTTGCAAAACAGAACTACACCATGCTCGACAACTTGAAGTTGGGCTATGGCGGAACCAAGACCGAGATGGAGCGTCTATTGGCGGATGCTTCGAAGCTGTCAGGCGTCAAGTATGACATCAGCAATCTGGATGATGTTTATTCTGCAATCCATGTCATTCAGGAAGACCTCGGTATCACCGGCACAACGGCAAAGGAAGCCGCAACGACCTTCTCTGGATCATTTGCATCCATGAAAGCCGCCGCCACCGACCTGATGGGAAATCTTGCGCTCGGTAATGATATCGGACCGCAGATTCAGGCACTCGGAGACAGCGTCAGCACGTTCGTGACAGGTAACCTGCTCCCGATGGTGAGCAACGTTGTTCAACAGCTTCCAACCATCCTCGGACAGCTTCCGGGCTTCTTTGCGGACATGATTCCGCAGATACTTCCCATTGCGGGCGAGATGGTCATGGGATTGGCGAACGGTATCGTTGAGAACATTCCCGTGTTTGTGGCTGGCATCGGAGACCTTGCGGTCGAAGCCGTTAATATGTTGCTCAATACCGACTGGGCAGGAGTTGCGAGTAGTATCGTTGACCTGCTTGCAAACGGATGGAACGCACTCACGGAAAGCGCACAGGCAATATGGGACTCCGTCACGGAAATCTTTACTTCCGTCATTACCACTGTGCCGATCGTGGGCGATGCGTGGGCGGCTATTTCCGAATATGCATCATCGCTGTGGACGGTCATCACTGGACTCTTTGGCGGTGAAATCAGCGTAAAGGAAATCCTGACAAATGCATGGAATGCTATTACGGATGCGGCACAAAACCTCTGGGATACCATCGTCGGTATATTCACAGGGGGCATCAGCGTATCTGAGGTTGCCACTGGCGCATGGGATTTGCTGGAAGGTGCGGCAAACACTGCATGGAATGCGGCGAAAGCAGTATTCGAGGGAGCAGGCCCTGCGGTCAAAGAAGTAGCGACAAAAGCATGGGATAAACTGGAAGGTACAGCAAAGAAGCTCTGGAAATCAGCCAAGGCAGTATTCGAAGGTGCAGCTCCTGCGGTTAAGTCTGTAACGCTTACGGCATGGGGTACAATCGAAAGCACTGCACAGGCACTTTACAGCAGAGCAAAAGCTGCATTCGAAGGGGCCGCTCCCGCAGTAAAAGCCGTTGTAACAGATGCGTGGGATGCCATCACAACGACAGCGGGAAACCTCTGGACGGAAGTTAAGAACATTTTCAGCAATTTCGAGATCGAATGGCCAGACTTTGGACAGCTTGCAAGTGCTGCATTCGAAGGCCTGAAGAATGCCGCCAAGTCCGCATGGGATTGGGTCAAGAGTCTGTTCGGTGGTGGCGCAGGAGATGAAACGGTCGAAGCAGTTCACGGTTCAACCGCAGAGATGGAGGCAGCTCTTGCGGAATGCAACCTTGTTGTTTCGGATGTTGACATCTCATCAATCGAAACAGCGAACGGACTTGTAGAAGATGCCACAAGCCACTGGGAACTGCTCGTGAACGGAATGAGCCTGGCCCTTCCGACCATTGACGCATCGTCTATCGGAATCGCTGACGGTATCATTTCGAGTGCGGTTTCCTCTTGGCAGAGCGCCATGAACTTCTCATGGTCACTTCCTGCGCTGCATGGTACTTTGCCTGTCATTTCCGTAAACATGAAGAGCGTGAGCAGTTCGGACGGAAAGACAACGGTCAGCTATCCTGAGTTCAGTGCCGGAACGAAATGGTTCGCAAAAGGTGCTATCTTCGACCAGCCCACCATCATCGGTGTTGGTGAGGCAGGTGCAGAGGCAGCGCTTCCTCTGGATCAGTTCTGGAGACGGCTCGATGCTGAGTTCTCCGAGAACGGCGGTTCAGGTGCAACTATAAACAATTACATCGAAGTAAACGGTGCGACCGACCCCGTAGCATATGCGGACGAACTCGCACGTGAATTACAGCAACAGCTGAAGAGGGCTTAAAATGGCAGATACATGGACAACCAAAGCCCCGACGGGGTTGCAGGTAGAAAGAAATGGGACCGAGTTCACGTTCTCATGGAAAATCAAGGACGTGGACTATGGAAAGAAGCAGTGGTTCGAATTTAAGACAGTCAAAGGTGACAAAGGCTGGCAGAAGCGGGTCATCACAACGAAGCAGACATCCGTGACCGTTGAGCTTCAGCCTGAAAATATTGTGGAACTGTCATTCCGTGTTCGTGGCTGGCGGAAGAAATTCACGAAGAAGGTCGCAGGCTCAGACGGCAAGTCAAAACAGGAAGAGGTTGATACGGTAAAATCCAAGTGGGCAACAAAGACTGCCTGCTGGGTTCCTCAAATGCCGACCCGTCCGACAGTGTTCTTCGAAAGACTGACCGCCAACTCTGGAAAGTTCACCGTAGAGCACGATGCGGACACCAACGGCGAGAAGATTGCAAAGTATGTCGTATATGAGACCTGCACGAGCACATCAAACGCAAACCCGCCTAAGGACGGCAAAAACGGATGGCCCGGCGGAGAGACGAGCGGTCTTGTCAATGTCTCGGTCGAGCAGACGTATACAGAACAGACTGAGACCATCCAGAAGACAGGCCTTGTCAGATGGTTCCGTGCGAGATGTATCGGACCTGCCGGATATTCCGATTGGGTATACGCTCATCACGCATACGGCAAGCCGGTTGCACCTGCTCTCAAGAGCGCATCTGCAAAGGCATTCCCAGATAGAGGGTCAATCAATCTGTCCGCAAACTGGACAACACAAGCAAGCCTCCTGAGACCTGTTGACGAGGAAATCATGCAGTATGTGATCGCGGTTCCGACCGACGATGCATGTACCGCACCCGCAACAGGGTGGCAGGATGCCATATCCGTGACACCATCGGGTAAAAAAGACATCGTGACCGCAACCGTCTCGGAGTCACTGGGGAATGAGCAGTGCCTGTGGATGCGTGTTGTGGCAAAGCATGATGATGACTATGTTTCCAACAGTAAGACCATGCGGGTGCTGACATCCTCACTGCTCGCACCTGGCATCAATGCGAATCCAAACTTTACCACAGGTGCGGTCTCCGTGACACTGACCATCAATACTCAGTGCTCGGTTGCAAAGCATGCGATATTCTATCGTGACCCGAGAAACCCGAAGAACGAGTCCGTTGTTGCCATCCTCGCTCCGGGAGTGACCACGACAACGGTCACGATCAATGCGGTTAAGGGTGCAAGCAAATCGTGTATCGGCGCTTATGCATTCGTTGGGTCATACAGTGGGCTGTCTCCGAAACCGATAATGACATCTCCGAAGGCAACGGATGAGGACATTGCTCCGGTCGCTCCAAGTACTCCGACACTCACACAGGGAACGGACAGCGGAACCGTATCGGTGGGCCTGACATGGAACTGGACGGGCGCTACGAGCATGGAGCTGACATGGGCGGACAATCCGTATGCATGGCAGTCTAATGAGACTCCAAAGACCTGCACAATATCGGAAATCGGAGCAAAAACATGGTACATTCGTGGACTTGAAGTCGGCAAGGTGTGGTATTTCCGAGCGAGATATCACGGGCTCATCGACAGCGATGAAGCGATCTCTGCATGGTCCGGAACGGCGAGCATCGACCTGGCTACCACACCGGAGACGCCGTCGCTCTCACTCAACAGCGGATTCGTGCTTCCGGGCAGATCTATATCGGCATCATGGAACTATGTCAACGAGGACGATTCACCGCAGGATGCTGCACAGGTATGCATCTGCAATGTGTCCGGTTCGACCATTACCTACGGAGCGGTCGTTGCAAACGCCGGAAACGGCCAGAACGTACTGGTCAATTACAGATGGGTGAGGGGTACGGATTACAACCTTGCGGTCCGTGTTCGCTCAGCTTCCGGCAGATACTCGGCATGGTCCGAGCCTGTGAGCGTGTACTGCCCGAACCTGCCGACCATGAACTTCGCAAACCTCTCGCCTACTCCGATCGTTAACGGGGTCATGACATCTCTGAACGGAGAGGTCGGCCTGAGTATGTATGCAGACAAGTGTGGCGGTGAATATGCGATGTACATCACCAGAAGCACCGACTGCCACATCGACCGACCAGATGAAAGCGTCAGAGACGGATATGCAGGTGAGACCATCTGGAACGCCTCAGGACGATATGATGGTTCTGCACAGACTTACAGCTATGCCATCACCCGTGACGACCTCATCGGGGAGTTAGATGATGGATGTTTATATGCACTCATCGGAACACTGACGGACGACTACGGCCAGACCGTAACAAGGCAGATGCCGTTTAAAGTTAACTGGACACACAAGGCAGCCATCGCAAAGCCGACCGCATGGGCAGATAAGCGCCTCATGGCTATGCGGATCACGCCCACGAAGCCCACCGGATGGGTGCAGGGTGACGTGTTCGATATTTACCGCATCACCGCTGACCAGCCTGAACTGATCGTGCGTGACGGCGAATATGGTACAACATACGTGGATCCATATCCTGCTTTCGGAAGTGTCTGCGGACACCGTGTGGTCGCCAAGACCGCAACAGGGTCGTACATTACCACGGACAACGAGATTGCATGGTACGACATGGATCTGGATGACGGAGACATCATCGAGAGCGATGCACTTGTGATTGATGCGAACGGTATGCAGATAACGCTTCCGTATAACATCGAACTGTCCAACAAGTGGCAGAAGGACTTCAAGCGGACGGCATACCTCGGCGGATCCGTGCAGGGTGATTGGAATCCCGCCATTCTCCGAGACCTGACAGCAAAGACGGTCATCGTCAAAAATCAGGATACGGGCGAACTTCTCGATATGCGGGATCTGGCGGCTTATGCAGGACCGGCGCACATCAGAACGCCTGACGGTTCTTCCTTCTCCTGTGACATTCAGGTGAGTGAGAATGCGTCCTACAACGACAAAAAAGTACAATACAGCTTATCGGTCAAGGGTATTGATCCGCAGGAACCTGACGGTATGACGCTTGCGGAATGGATAGAACTGCATCCTGTGGGGTGATTGAATGAACTGGAATACTGGTTTTAGTGCAATTTACGAACTGCACAGAGTCGACCCCACCTCATGGATGGATGTGGGGCAATATAACCTGATCAGCGGGAGTGTAGATAAATCTCCCACCGGTCTGATGGAGTCAGCAGACATCACTATGACGGAAACGCCAGGTGAATGCTGGCTCCGTATTTATCTGAAAGCAAAACAGGGGGCAGACGGTGCAAGGGTGGCATTGTTCACCGGCCTTGCGTCCGCTCCTCAGAAAACGCTTGACGGGAACAAGGTGACGCACAGGGTACAGTGCTATTCCGTGTTGAAACCTGTTGACGATATGCTGACCCCTCGTGGGTACTTCGTGGCTGCGGGTGTGTCCGGTGCACAGGCAGCTGCGGAACTGCTTCAGGCAGGACCTGCACCTGTCACATACAAGTCACCGTCACCTGCATTGAAAGAGGCTATTGTTTCCGAAGACAAAGACACATACCTTGCCATTGCTCAGAAGATCGTCGATGCAATCGGATGGAGAATCCGTATTGACGGAACGGGAGCGATAAGCATCGAGCCGAAACCGACCAGAGAGGCCGCACGGTTTGATGTGTATGAGAACGACTCAATCGAGGTAAACATCACCGACACAAACGACTGGTTCTCTGCTCCGAACTGCATCCGAGTCATTAACGGCAAGGACTGCATCGAAGTAAGAGACGACAGCCTGACGAGTAACCTGTCCACACGTTCAAGACGAGCAAATCGAGGCGGTACGGGTGAGATATGGAAACAGGAGTCTGCATCATCGCTCGGAGAGGACGAAACGCTCCAGATGTATGCGGAAAGACGGCTAAAGGAACTGCAATCACCTGCACGGAAAATCAGCTATTCACGGAGATACCGTCCTGAGGTGACGGTGGGCGACAAGGTGAGACTGCATTTACCCGGCTACGACATAGACGATGTTTTCACTGTGACATCTCAGAAGATAACGCTCGGATATAACGCACGAGTGACCGAGGAGGTGAGTCAATGACCGATGCTATAAGAGAACTATTTGAACTCCTCACCAAAAAAGAAAAAAGCGGGTCAGACTACACCGGCACTGTCACAAGGGTAGACGGGAAGACGGCCTACGTGCAGTTCGATGGCTCGACCATCACGGACACGCCTGTTGCTCTGTCAATCGGAGCAAAGGCGGGGGATTCCGTGAGGGTCAGGGTTGCGGATGGTCGTGCGTGGTTGGTCGGAAATGACGATGCTCCACCGAATGACTCGTCTGAGGTTGGATATGAGTTGGCGCTCACAAATGCACTGATCAGACAGCTGACAACGGAACAGATAAACGGTGAGAACGGCTGGATAAACCTGCTTAAGGGGACGTTTAACTACGGAAACGGGGCTCTTCAATGGAATGGAAGAGAACTATCACTGAACGGAAAAGTGATTGCAAAATCCGGTGAAATAGGACAGTGGAACATTTCTGACAACGGACTGACTCACCCGGATGGCTCTTTTATCACCCCCGTTGGCATCATGCTGATAAACCCGGATGTGTCATGGGCGGTCGTTACACCGGAACAGATTACCATCCTCAAGTACCCCGGTAGTCAATACTCACAGATGGACGCAGACGGCATCAGAACAAGCGGAGATATTTCTGGCGCCAACACTGAAATGGTTTCCGTAACGCCCATAGTCGGCAATGGCACCATCATGACGCTGAGCGCCAATACTACACACAAAAAGCTCAATCAGGTATTCATCAACTGCGCCGTAACCTTCAGCGGTTCAAGGGCTTCGGGCTCTTTGCTTCTCAGGTTGCCAATGGCGCTCCAGAGAACCCAGTATATCACCGTCAATAAAAATGGTTCTGCTTCATACATGTCGAGTTTTGCGGCAGGTGGGAGCGGGGTGGCGGACTGCAACTGCCCCGTGGCATTTGCTTCCGGCGACATCGCGTACATCACAGGCGTAGTCACGTTGGATTAAGAGAGGATTGATATGAACAACATTGTATTAGATTTCCGTCACAACTACGTCCGTGGCGAGCGGTTAGAGTCGCAGGAAATCGTTTACCAGTACGACAGCGGGAGGGTCATCGAGGCATACGTGCCGTATACGGAGTCCTCGTTCTTCCTGCACGTCGGCTTTGCGAACGATGAGACGCTTTCCGTGATCACCATCGACAGCGTGACGGAAGACCAGGAAGAGGGCGGATATAAAATTCTGGCAACCATACCGGACTCCATCATCGCACGGTATGGAGACATGCTTGTCTATGTCATTGCCGCAGGCAGCGACCAGCTTGTGACCACGTACGAGGGATTTGTTCCGGTCCGCCACAAACTTGCTGCAGAGGACTACATCGTGCCTGATGAAGAGGCAACAGACATCATCGAGCGGGCAGAGGTTGCGGCAGATCGGGCAGAGGTCGCACGGGCGGCGGCAGAGGCCGCAGCGGCTGGGAGCGTGGTCAATCTGAGTTTTTCGGATCCGAATAATGATGGAAATATAGTAATAACAGTAACAGCAGAGGGAGGCGAATAAGATGCTCACATGGAAAACGTATAAGAGTTACAGCGATGGCGGAACGGGAAAGAAACCGTATGGTGAAGGTGCCTGCCTGTCTACGGATACCAAGCCGATCGGAATGGCGAACGGATCCTCTCTGATGGAGATGGATACGGGAAAGGTATACATGTACGACGAGGAAGGCGAACAGTGGAGGGCATTCGCATGATCAGCGATATCATTTCCTATCTGATAGGCCTGCTCAAAGGAGCGAGCAACGTCATTCTGGAGGGCGGAGATTATGAGTTTTCCGACCCGAACCATGACGGCAATATTGTTGTTACTAAGAAGGAGGAGGATGAATAATGGCGAATATACCATTACAGAGTATTTCGTTCCCGGGGCTGTCGGATAAGTACACGACTCCCACGGTGGACACTACTCTCACGCAGACGGGAGCTGCTGCCGATGCCAAGAAAACCGGCGACGAAATCTCTGGGTTAAAGAATGACTTTATTCAGGTGCAGGAAAAAGTCGGTGAAGACATAAACATTGCAACACGCACGGCAGATACTATTATCGGCACAGATGGAAGTGTAAAATATCCATCTGATACAATAACATTCCGTGAAGCTGATATTCCCGAAGGTGTTACATCTGTTACATTTACTTTTAATGCACTTGGTGAAACATCTACACATTGGTTCAACCAGATTGACGCAAATGGAAATGTGCTTTCATACGAACCGTTTTATACAACAAATTCTCCAGTTATAGTGAAAAATCTGCTGTCTGGCACTAAGAAAATCAAATATTCCGTCTGGGCAGACAACAACGGCAGTGCTGTCACATATCATAAAGAACCGATTTTTGTACTTGCAGGTTCAAGTGATTTGTATGCATCTTTCGTTACGGAGGCAGCAACAGGCAATATTGCATCGTTTTCGGATGGTGCAGATGGTGTACCTGTGAAAGACCTTACCGTTGCAATCGAACCAGTGCAGAGTGGTTCTGGAGACCCTTCACCCACTAATATCAGACCCATCAGCGGATGGACAGGGGCGAAGGTATATTATGGTGGTAAAAACATGCTCGTCTTGTTTGAAGATGGAAAAGTGCCATCCGTTAGTAATGGCGCATTAGTTGATGCTCCTGGGGCGAGGAGCGACTATATTCCGATAAAACCGTCAACAAGTTATGCCCTCAGCGTGGTGGCTGATAGCGTCCTAACTGACTATATCTTTTACTATGATGAGAATAAAAACTTTATAAGATATGCAAACGGTACTGGTGTAATAATTGAGGTATCACCAAATAATGCAAAGTATGTCATGATCCGAGTAAGCATTGATGCAATATCTGCCGTAACGCAGGCACAGTTTGAGGAAGGAAATGTTGTTACAGACTATAACCCCACAAGCACGCTTCCCGTTAATTGGACTACAGAAGCAGGTACGGTCTACGGTGGCACTCTGGATGTGACAACTGGGGTGCTGACTGTGGATAGGGCGATTGTTGATTTGGGGACGATTACGAATTGGGGATATGACCATGCCAGTGCAAAAGCATTTGACACAAATGTATTGGCTACGTTAGCAAAAAACAATGATTGCATTTGCTCTGCATACAAGACACTTTCAGAACCCTTTGGTAACAACATTGCAAGTGGAGATATGTTTGTTGCAATAAACAAGAAAAATGACGGTACTTCCTATACTGGGAATTTTAGTGCTGGTGTGCTTATTGTTAAGGATACTAATTACACAGATGTAAACAGCTTTGTTTCTGCTATGTCAGGCGTTCAGTTTGCCTATAAACTTGCCACTCCGCAGACCTATCAGCTTACTCCGCAGGAAGTTGCTACGGTGCTTGGTCAGAATAACATCTTTGCGGATACTGGTAATGTCACAGTACAGTATCGTGCAGATACAAAGCTGTACATTGGCAAGGTAATATCTGCATGAAAATCCGACTCAGGACGCTAATCATAGCATGGGCAGTGATATTGCTGTCCGTGCTGTGGCTATGCAGTAAGACCTATGCATCGTTTGATGACAGAGTGAACCGCATTTTGTCAGGTGGAACGGTGACCACAAAGGCTCTTTCCATGTGGGAACTGCACCAGTACAAGTATACCAACCTGCTCCGAAAATCTCCGATGCAGTATTGCCCGTGGGAAGCATACAAGGCTGTCCGTGACCATGTGCATATTGCTGACACAACAGGCTTTCGGTATGCACTGACCATCGACACAGACCTGAAGAAACTGCTACGGAAGAATGCCGTTTACAACCGCAACTTTGCACGGAATTTCAAGGTTTCAGGGTCAAAGAAGTGGCAGGTACGAAGAATTTTCTTGTGGTGTAATCAGACGCATTACACAACGGCATACAACACTACAAGGGATTGTTTCGAAAAACGTCAATCCGCTTGTGCCGGCATCGCAGGAGCGTTTTACGTTCTATGCAGAGTCAAGCACATTCCTGTTCGATACGTCATCGGATGGGTCGAATGGGGTGGTGGATGCCACGCTTGGAACAAAGTCATGCTTGACGGAAAGTGGTACTGGATAGATTGCACCTACGGATGGTGGTTATCACGGTATGCGTGGGAAGGCAGAACCGTCATGGAAATGTGGTAACGCTCCGATAAAGGGACATTTTATTCAGCAATGATGTGGTGCTTGGTTCTCTGCATCGCAGGGCTTAATGATCCGTTCAATTCGTGATCGCCACATTTTAGTAACATATCAACCAAGACCTTGCATTGCAGGGTCTTTTTCATTAATGGGGGCTAAAAAGATGGATGTTATTTTAGCGCACATCGCCGACAACTGGGTCAAGTGGCTTTTTGCCTTTGCACTGGCTGTCCTGACCTTCGCTTGGCGCATGGTGTCGGCACGACTCAAAGAAGAACACGAACGGAATATTGCCATCGCTGAAGGCGTCCAAAGCCTTCTCCGGGAGTCAATCGTAACCAACTACAACCGATATACGGACAGAGGCTTTTGCCCCATCTATGCCAAAGAGTCCGTCAAGAAGGTCTACCATGCTTACCACGACCTTGGCGGGAACGATGTTGCAACTGATCTGTACGAAAAACTTTTGAAACTCCCAACGGAGAGGAAGGAGCAAGGAGATGACTGAACTTATTACCACCATTCCGGCAATCGTAGTTATTGCTTATCTGATCGGAGCTGGTTGCAAGGCGATCGACAAAATACCTGATAAACTGATCCCGGTCATCGTAGGAGCGGCAGGCGGCGTGCTCGGAGTTGTCGGTATGTATACCATGTCGGGCTTCCCTGCACAGGATGTTCTCAATGCGCTGGCCGTCGGTATTGCTTCCGGCCTTGCATCGACCGGGGTAAACCAGATTGTCAAACAGCTGAGACAGGAGACATGATATGTCAAAAACACAGAAAGCACTCCAGTGGATGCTCGATATTGCCGCAGATAACTCACACGGATACTCGCAGGCACACAGATGGGGGCCAGACTACGATTGTTCCAGCATGGTCATTCAGGCATGGGAGAATGCAGGCGTTCCCGTCAAGAGTGCCGGAGCGACCTACACGGGCAACATGAGACCCGTCTTCCTCCGCAACGGCTTCACGGACGTGACTTCGAAAGTCAATCTTGTAACCTGTGCCGGATTGCAGCCGGGTGATGTCCTGCTCAATCAGGTGCATCATACTGCCATGTATGCGGGCGGTGGGCGCATCGTCCATGCTCGTGGGCAGTCCTTTGGCTCTTCCGCAACAGGAGACCAGGGACAGGAGATTGCGGTCACTGGGTATTACAACTATCCGTGGGATTGCGTACTCAGATATGCTGGCACTGATGCCGGTGATGTACAGCCCGCCTCCGGCAGAGTCGGCACGTGCACCGTACAGCTCGGGGAGTATGTGATTGGTTGCGTGGATCCGGAAGTCAAGACCATCCAGAGGCTCCTGAAAGCCAAAGGATACAAAGGCAAAGACAAGCGTGTTCTGACCATCGACGGAGAGTTTGGAGAAAACACGGCCTATGCCGTCACCAGACTCCAGAAGAAAGCAGGAATGAAAAACATTAATTTCGGGACGGTCTCGTCAAAGACGTGGCTGCTACTGATAGACTAAAATCGGCGGGCCGTTGTGGTCCGCCTTTTTTTCGTGTCATGTTTCGTGTCATATGTGTGTCAAAATACACCGATAATTTACATATATTTAGACTTTATCAAAATAATAGGATACTCAGAAGCCGCATAAATACGGCATTCCTGTGTTTATGGGATTTCTCGGACATCATCAGCGAATAGTTCGATTCCCGTCTGCTCCATCTCAAAACCTCAGTATTTACTGGGGTTTTATTCTTTTGTGTCATGTTTTGTGTCATGTATTGCGGAAAAGTAGCCGTTCACCTTCCTGCTCTGCTCAGCTGCTTCCTGTGGCAACGTGTGGCGGTAAACCTGCTTAAGCGTCCTGTCGTTGCCCCATCCGCCTCTCTGCATGATGTACGCATCCGGTACTCCAAGAGCGTGTTGAATGCTTGCGGAATAGTGTCGGAGGTCGTGAAAGCGGAAATGCTTTATCCCATTCTTTTTCAATATCTGCGGAAAGACCTTCGTGATGGTGTCTGGGCATACCGTAACGAAACGGCCTGTGGTGATTCCCGTTGCCTCCCAGACGTCACGGACAAAGTCAGGGTACTCGATGAACCTGTCTCCGGCATATGACTTCGGAGTCTTTTCGATCCATACCATATCCTTGCGATCCGCCTTTACCAGATTACGGCTGACGTGGACGATGTTTCCGCTGATGTCCTCTGCACGTAAAGCACAGATCTCGCCTCTACGCATCGGGCCGAATGCCGCCAGAAGGACCGGCAGTTCCATGTATGTGCCTGAAACGGCATCCATCAGCTTTTTAATGTCTTCTTCTGACGGAATAATCAGATCCGGGTGCTTCTGCTTTGGGAGAGACGTGCGGATCTGGAAGTCAGGGCGGTATGTATACATGACTGCCGTAACAAATCCATGTATGTTGCTGATGGTTTTGGGCGATAGTCTGGTTGCTTCGATGTTGATGGCTCTCTGGATGTCGGCCTGCGTGATCGAGGATATGCGCTTCCTCTGGAGGCTTTGGACATAGTTCCGCATGATGGACTTGTACGAGCTGACCGTCCTCGGAGAGAGAGTACTGGACCTTCCGTTGACATATTCCGTCATAGCCTCTGCAAGGGTCGGGTCTTTACGGTCTTTACACGGAACATATTCCAGCGCCATCCGTTCCGCTTCTTTTTTCGTTGGAGCGGTGAACGATTTATAGTGCGGTTTACCGTCCGCATCTGTGTGGGTGTAAGCACGTACACGCCACGAGCCAGATGGTAATTTTTTGGCGGTCGCCATGTTATCACCTCCTTATTTATGCCGGAGTATGTAGTCAAGCCCGGCGACCGTATCATCTTTATATTTAATGGCCTTGTCAAAGGCTTTGCCAGATAATGGTTTTTTGATGACCTGGATCGAGACCGTCGGCGTGTTCAGGCTGTCAAGCGTCACAAGGATATCCATGGAATGAGTCACGAGTTTCGTAGTACTTCCGCTCGTTCTGGTTCCAAGGATCCTGAAACTCCCGCCGACCCGATCCCGTTGGTTGTCCGTGCGTACTTTGTAGGATATCAAATCACTGAAGTCAAACCATTTGTCGCTTCCCATTAGGCCGCCTCCGCTTTTGTCTATCTGAAAGCGGTTTTTCTTTTCATCAATCGTCAGTGCTCCAAGTTTTTTAGACATGTTTTCCTCCCTGAATTACTTGATTTTCGGACTGTTTTTTCCAATAACATCCTCAATTTTGAGCAAACGCAACATCATCTGCTTCGTCAGATCGTCGGCCTTGCGAAACTCAATGATGAAATTCCGCTCCTGATCCGAGACCACAAAGTCCACTTTCGAACCGTCTGGATGTTCTTCCATGAGATCACTCCGCTTGCAGTTGAAGTAGTGGCACAGCAGATCTATTTTATCCATGCGGGGAACGCGCGTTCCGTTCATCCAGCTCGATACCGTGACCTGTTTCAAGCCGAGATCGCGGGCAATGTCTGCCTGTGTTTTCTGGTTCTCGTAAGCAATTCTTTTCAAATTCTTCGATAAGATTTTTCCGTATTCGGTGCTTGTCATACGTACTCCATTCTCTCCCCACACCCATTGTATAATAAATGCCAAAAAAATACTACAAAAAGTATTGACATATTACTTTGAGTAGTGTATCTTATACAGCGGATGGCATTTTTGGATACAAGGAGGTGAGCGAATGGCAAAGATTTCATTGGAGGCCGCGAGGGTAAATGCGGGTCTGACTCAGGAGGAACTTGCGCAAAAAATGGGCGTTTCGAGGCAGTCCGTGTTTGACTGGGAGAACGGCAAGAGAGAGATGAGGCCGGTATACTTGTATATGTTTTGTGGCATTACCGGTTTCACGGAGGACGATATTTTATTGCCTAAAATTACTACTTAAAGTAGTGAAAGGAGGATCATTATGGGAAGGATAAAGCCACTAATCCGCCCAGACCCCCGGGAGACCGAACTGCTCGGGGAGATTGGCAGAGCACAGAGCATGACAAAGAAATCCTATCGGTATCTGTGCAAGCGAGCCGGGCTTAGCTATGCGACGTTCATGTCGCACAAACAAAACATACGGAACATGAGATATGGAGAGCTGTGGGCGTTTCTGGACGCCTGCAAGAGGGAGACGGAATATGTCTGATGCAACATTTGAGAAATTCAAATCACTCCTCCGTGATGAGCTGGAGGAGGCACGAAAGAAACGCAACCTGAAACGCAGTGAGCTGACGGACATCGTGATCGGGAAGGTGACATACCACGACAAGGATGAGAACCCGATGTTCCGGGCTGAACAGCTCTATCAGGCATTCAGGCTGCCGGATGAAATCATGGAAGAGGAAGCACTGAGGAGGAAGGGTTATGCGATTTAACGAACGGATTGCCGGAATGAGTGCCGGCGTGGCTGCGGTCATCTACATGATGCTCCCGAATATCGATGAAGGCAGAGGGATGCAGGTTATGACGCTTGCATCGCTCTGGGTGATGACATCGCTGTTCATCGGATGGTGTGCTGATGAGCTTGTCAGGATAAAGAAGAGACGCGACAGCCTGGACATCAAGTCCAAGAGACCGGGCAGGGGAAATCGTGACAGGCTGCCGACGGATATCAAAATCAAAAGAGGTGCGTGGGTGATCACGTTTCCGGTGGAAGAGAAGGTGATGAAATGAACAACTACATGGTCGAAATCCGCACGGAGAACAGCAAGGTGCGGTTCGTGTTCAGCAACAATTTGGATGCAGAAACTTTTTTGAGGACAGCGTTCAATGCACACATTGATGCGAACGAGCACGACACAGTGGAGTTCATGATATGCGAAATGCCCTGATGCTTGGCGGAGCAATGCAGGGCATAGGTAAGTATTTCAAGACCAGTATATCACTGGAGAGGGAGAAAGTAAATGCACGAAATCGGTGACAACTACACTCTCTTCGAACAGCACGAAGCAGAGGAAGAACGTCTCCTCGCCCGCTGTCCGACCTGCGATCGATGCGGAGAGAAAATCACAGACGAATACGGCTACGAGATCGAGCCGGGCGAACTGTGGTGCAGTGACTGCGCAGAGGAGTGGCTGAAAGACCAGAGGAAAGACATTGATGAAATGATGGAAGAAGGATGGTGATTATATGGCACTGCCAGTATTGGTTATTGGTCGAAGCGGATCCGGCAAGACCTACTCGTTGAAAAACTTCTCACCCGATGAGGTCGGAGTGATTTCGGTGGAGAAGGGAAGACTTCCGTTCCGCTCGGAAATTAAGACGGTGAGGATACCGAAAGATTTTAACAGCGCTGATATTAAAAGCTCCGCACAGCTTAATGCCGCAAAGTATTCCTGGGTGATGATGGCGATCCGGACTGCAAAGGCCAAAGCCATCGTGATTGATGACTCCCAGTATCTGCTGGTCAATGAACTGTTCGACCGCTCAGCGGAAAAAGGATACGACAAATTCACGGACATGGCTGCGCATTTCAGGAACCTTATTCACTTCGTGAATGATCTGGATGATGACGACAAGATCGTGTACTTCCTGCATCACTCCGAGACAGACTCGGACGGCCGGGAAAAGGTCAAGACCATCGGAAAGATGCTTGACGAAAAGCTGACCGTTGAGGGGTGTTTTGACATCGTCCTCTATTGTCAGGATCACGAGTTCTACACCCAGAGCAACGGTCAGAGTACGGCGAAGTCTCCGGAGGGGATGTTTGACCTGAAGATACCGAACGATCTGAAGGCGGTGGACACGGCAATCAGGGAATACTACGGAATGGGGAGCAAATAATGGGAAAAATCAAAGTCATCGTTAAACGACCTGATGAGAAATACGGGCACGTCACCAACATCAGCCCGTCATTGAAAAACCTTCAGAAAACTGTAGACGGGCATATCGAGGTTGTGACGGTCCTGAAGGACAAAGGCCTTGTCATGATCTGCAATGAGGAAGGAAAGATCCGTGGTCTGCAAAGGAACTTCGTTATGGGCACACCGCCGTTCCATGACATCATTGTCGGAACAGTAATCCTGTGCGGAACTGACGGCGAGAATTTTGCAGATGTTCCGATCAGCTTCGATATATGGAAATTCTTGATTGATAAATGGAACTAACGTTCACATGGTGGAAACCGGAACCACCTTAAAAAAACACACACTGGGCACATAATTGGCGGCATTACGGAACAGCCTAAGAACCGCAAGAACACAAGCATTCGACCGTGTGAAGGTTGGTGTTCGCTGAAAACACGGTCATTTCATGGGGGTGATTGATTGGGCATAGCATATTTGCCGGACGGAACGCGGATTGACTACAACGAATATATAAGGAAGCATCCGCGCTGGCAAAGTGTAAAAAAAGCAAGATTTGACTTCGATGAAGGCCGTTGCGTGGTATGCCACAAGGATCTGCATGGAGAAGCATACCAGACTCACCATTTGCATTATCAAAGGCTCGGTCATGAAAGACTGAGGGATGTTATTACCCTCTGCGACGGATGCCACAAAGCATTTCATGAAAGCTGGCACAGGAGTCCGTTCTGGACCGGAAAAGAAGCGGGGCACTGGGAAACATACAGCATTCACCATACTGCTCGATTATGCGCCGCATACTGGAGGGAAGACAGGCTCATTAACCGAAATCCTGAAAGCAAAAACCTTTGCGGAAGAGAAGCATGCCGGGATCTGATTGATGACTATTATCGTGATTTCAATATCACTAAGCCAGCGGTTATTGACCCGAATGACATATCTTTATTCATCCGAAACAAAAGGTATGAACTTTTCTTTGAGGCAGAGAAAAACGGAAAGACCGTTGAAGAGTTTCTCGACGATTACTACGGGCCGAAAATCCGTGGGAAAAATCCACTCCGGCAGGAAGCCGGGAAAAAGAACGGTCCGTTTGATCACACACCGGAGTCATTTCACAGACATTATTCCGAGAACAAAAACATCATTCTTCTTATGGATGAGGTTGCCGCAATCGAAGCAGCCAAAACGGAAGAAAGCAAAATCACATTTTAAGGAGGCATATTTATGCAGAAACCAAAAGGATACGATGACGCGCAGGCAAGCGGAGAGTTTACGCCGGTTGAGCTTGGCGGACATTACTGTGTTGTTAAGCAGGTTGCAGAACGACAGTCCAGCAACGGAAAGGACATGATCGTTGTCCTGATCGACTTTGCAAAGCCTGATGCTCAGGACGGATATTTTTCAAGGCTCTACGAGAACGACTCCCGGCCCCAGGATGAGAAGAAATGGCCTTTTGTGGGGACCAAATACATTATGGTCAATGATTTTGAGGACTCTTCCAAGACCAGCCGGCAGTTCAAGACCTTCTGCACCTGCATCGAGAAATCCAACAACTACGAGATCAAGTGGGGCGGCAATAACTGGGCTCAGCAGTTCAAGGGTAAGAAGATCGGTGCCGTGTACGGAGAAGAGGAAAACGAATACGATGGCAAGACATTCATGCGGAGAGTGCTGAAGTGGTTCTGCAATGTGGATGCCGTGAAGGACGCAAGAGTGCCGGAGCCGAAGTATCTCAAAACTGTACAGCGGGCGAACACTGCGGCATCCAATAACACTGACTTTATCAACCTTCCCGAAACCAGCGAGGAGGAGATCCCGTTCTAAGGAGAGAACAACATGCAGTTGGCAGGATACATTGACTCAGATGAAGTTCGAAAAGCCATAGAAATATTGCAGGTACCAGACAAAGTATTCGAGGTGCGTGTCATTGGTTCGTCTGGACGAAAAGAAATTCTGAGTGGTTATTTCCGTGATGCCGACACTCTGTTGCAAAACTTCGAAAAGATTGATGTGCGGGGCAGGAACGTTTACATCACCCTGGGGGAAGTGAAAGAGGAATGCTTTTCACGCTCCCAGAGTGAGCGTTTCGAGAGAAACCCGAACACAACAAGCGATCAGGAGATAAAAAGCTATCGCTGGCTGTTTGTCGATCTGGATCCAGTGCGGCCTACTGGTATCTCATCGAGTGATGCCGAACTTGCAAAAGCAAAGGATCTCGCAAAAGAGGTGTGTGATTACCTTGCAGGGCTTGGCTTCAGCGAGCCAGTAAAAGCATTGAGCGGTAACGGGTATCATCTGCTTTACAAAATATCCGTTGCCAACGATGCAACCGGAAGGGCGCTGGTAGAGAAGTGCCTGAAGAGCCTGTCTGCTCTGTTCGACACCGATGCGGTGAAGATTGACACAACAAATTCCAATCCAAGCAGAATTTGCAAACTGCATGGAACTTTGGCCCAGAAGGGGACGTCCACGAAGGACAGGCCGCACAGGATGAGCCGGATCATCTCGGTTCCTGAACATCTTGAAATCACATCCCCTGAAACTCTCCGAAAGTTGGCAACGGATCTGGACGGGCAGGTGCCGGAAAAGGTGCCGTATAAGGGTGATGTGAATGTTCAGAGGACTTTTGACCTGCTCGGGTTCATGTCCGAGAACGGCATGACATACAGAGAAGGGTCTAATGATCAAGCAAAGATATATTTCCTCGATGAGTGCCCATTCGATCCAAGTCACAAACACGGTGATGCGAGAATATTCCAGTATCGTGACGGGGCTATTGCATTCAAATGCCACCATAACAGTTGCCACAGTTACAAATGGCAGGATGTAAGGCTGAAATATGATCCGAATGCTTATGACCATCCGATTGGTGATGAGCAGGACGAAGGGAAAATAGACGCTGGGTGGAATGAGCACAAAAAGCAACAGAGCACGGAAGGTAAAAAAGTAAACAGTAAAGGTGAGAGAGTATTTCGAAAGCTGAAGAATGCCACAACACTGATGGAAAAAGATATTCCGGAGCCGGTTGTGTATGTTGGCGTGGGTGATGAGCTGCCGTTGTTGGTCGAGGGTACCTGCATACTTTCCGCAAAGCCTAAACTCGGAAAGTCCTGGCTTGCTCTTGCATTGTGCATCGCAGTTGCAAAGGGTGAGGACTTTCTTGGGTATCACACGAAACAATGCTCGACCTTGTATCTCGACTTGGAGACAAGTGAAGCGTTGCAACAGAAGAGACTTCGGAAAATGCTGCGGGGTGAAAAGCCGCCGGAAAAGTTCTATCTGGACACCGAGACAGACAGCATCGAGAACGGATTTGTCGATCAGATTGAGTACTACATGAAAGAGGATCCTGATATCGGCATTGTCGTGATCGACGTGTTCCAGATCATCCGGTCGGCATCGAAAAACACAAAGGAAACGGAATATGAACATGCATATCGTGACATCACACCTCTGAATGAGCTGGCACAGAAATATCATATTTCAATCATTCTGGTATGTCATGACAGGAAAGCTGTCGATGCAGATGATCCGTTTGCGAACATCCTCGGCAGTACCGGACTCCAGGGAGCTGCAACACAGATGATCGTCATGTTCAAAAAGCAGAAGGATGATCCGATACATATTTCCGTAAAGGGAAAAACAATCGACGGTCTTCCGGACCTGAACGTGGAGCTGGAAGACGCAAACTGGAAGATTGTGGATGCTGTAAATTCTGCTGACCGTGAACACGCAAAGATGCTTGAAGAGTTTAAGACATCTGCAATCAGACAGGCCGTGGTTGAAATCGCCGAGCAAAACACCAGTTGGAAAGGCAGGTGTTCCACTCTCGTGAATGATGCTGTGGGATACGGGGTTCCAATCGTAGCAACTCCGAAAGAAGTCGGTGGTTTTTTACATCGACATCAAGGTCGTTTTTTGAAAGAGGATGGTATCCAGATCGTCATCGTTGACAACGGAACCGGGTCGAAGACTTATAGGATTTCAAAAACTACCGTTGATACCGTTGATGAAAATGAAGAACTACCGTTGATAAACTTCGAAGATGCTGATAAATACGGGGTTTCAGAGATACCTTTCCTATAAAAACTCCTTACCATTTATTAGGGATTACCGTTGATGGTACCGTTGATAGTACCGTTGATATCAACGGTATCAACGGTATCAACGGTAAATTTTATGTACGTAGAAAAATGGAAAAAATGGAAGAACTGAAACAAGCACACAGTCTCATAAATGACCTGTGGCAAATGATCAAAAAATACTACACTCCCGATCCGGATCCGGACGGCACGTACTGGCACGACCTCATCGAGGACTCTTCACAGCTTGGTGAGAAATACGACAACGACCGTCTGGCACAGAAGTTGATACTGGCATTTCTGGATTACATCGAAGAGAAGGAAAAGAACAATGGGCAGAGCACTGAGACGAAAACTCCAGAAGGAGCAGAAGCAGCTCGACCTCAGGGAGCGGCTTGAGCGGGCGTACAAGCGCCAGAAGGAAGACGAGCAGATGGTGCTCACCGCAATGAGGGAGGCAGAGGAGTTTACGAAGCACCACATCACGGGCGAGTTGTATACGGCTATGGCTGTTGTTTTGCGGAGACCACCGTACAGATGGCCCGCCGAGAAGGTGATGCGATATCTGGATGCGGTCGGGGCTATCATCAACGACCTGAACGACGGAACGACCTGCGACGCCGACCTTGTGACGGAAGGAGAGCGGTGGGGCATCAGGGTGACCTGGGATGCATCACACAGATACATTGACGGACTTTCTGAATTTGAGGAGAGGGCGGAAGGATGAAGATAGGGGACGACGAGAGGAAGCAGATACGGAAATTCAAGGAAGCCGGAGCCAGTATCAAGGCGATTGCAAACCGCTTCGGCATCACTGAGGCAGAGGTCGAGAGAATCATTCAGAAAGAGAAAAAGGCACAGGAGAGAGCGGAAGGTCTCGACCGCTTCGAACCTGCATATCGGATGGCATTTAAGCCTCAGTGGGAATACGCCACGCAGTTAGTACTGAAGGGACTTAGAAGAGCATAAGAAGAAAAGGAGAAAAAACAATGAAGAGAATGCACATTATGATCACATTCACCGAGCCCATCCTTGGCACAGCTAACAACAACGAAAACATCCACCGTGAGTTCATCGCCAGCAAGGCCCCGGATGCCATCAGCAGAGAGGAAGAGGTTGCGGCGCTCGGTGTGGAAGGTGTCGAAGAAAAGTCCATGACCGTATTCTCACGGAACAAGGACGGCAATCCCATCATCTGGAACTACCAGATCAAGGGGTTCTTCAAAGAGGCCTGCGCGATGTTGCAGAGGATGAAGGGCGAGTCCTGTTCGAAAGAGTCCTGCAAGCTGAAGGCATATAAGAAGATCATTGACGGCTGCATTGAACCCGCCGGTGACGCTGACCACGGTCGTCAGATCCCGATCGTCATCGCCAAGGGAACGGAGATTGAAGATTTCCAGAGACCGCTCCGGGCACAGACCGCGCAGGGTGAGCGCATCGCCCTGGCTAATTCGGAGAAGATATCCGAGCAGGCTACTGCGGAGTTTTATGTGGAGACTCCAGATGCTTATGTGAATGCCATCCACGAGTGGCTCAGATATGGACGGAAGCACGGCCTCGGCCAGTGGAGGAATGCAGGTTTTGGACGATTTGAGTATGAGCTGGTCGATGAGGAAGAAATCGAGTAAGTAGTGGTTTAGCAAAGGTGAAGCATCGTGTTACCCTGCACAGCAAAGGCAGAGAACTGCTTCGAAGGTGTTGCGTGGGCATGACGTAGTTAATCTGAGCCGTGGCATGGCGAGGCAAAGAGAACAATGCTTGGGCAAGACACAGTTAGGCATAGCACAGGCAAATCACAACACAGATGCACGAAGGCAAAGCATCGCCACGTGAGACATCGCCAAGGCAGGGCAGAACAGAGTTTTATATCGCGAAGGCAAGGTTACGTGGGACATCATGGCGCGAAGCAAGGGCATAGTTTTACCGAGAATGGCACGGTAGCGCAACGGCATAGTTTCGTTTGGTACAGAAAAGCATGGTAACGCAACGGCAGGGTACTGCATAGTGACGCATAGCAACGCATGGGCAAAGCAAGGAGCGTAAAGCGGCGATGTGCCACGGCAAAGCAACCCAGACCTTAGCAACGGCAGATCGAGACGGCACGGCGCGGGGCGAAGGTAATGCGGGGATAGGTAACGAATAGTTCTGCAACGGCACAGCTTCTCGGAACGAGGATAGCATAGCAACGGCACAGCATTGTTAAGTCTTGCGAGACACAGCATCGGCATCGTTTTTCAGGGCTTGGTTTTCAACGGCATGGCAGTGCAGGCCATGGGCAAACAGCGCACCGGCATGGCAAAGGCTATACACGGCGGGGCAACGGCACGGCTCCGATCGCAGGGCAAAGCATTGGCAAAGGTAGGCAAAGAATGACACAGCATGGGCAAAGTGCAGACCTGAGTGCAAGGGTGTTGCTTTGACTGGCACAACGATGGCACGACGAAGCAAAGAGAAGCAGCGCTTTGGCAATGCACAGACAGGCATCGATCGCAAGGGCGTAGCAAGGCCCGGAGGAGTCAAGTACCGCAGTGGCAGAACAAGGTGAAGTACTGCTCAGGCAGAACATAGCGTGGCCTCGACCGTGCTGGCAAAGCAATGCGTGGATCGGTGCGCAACGGCGGAACGGGGCAATGCGGAGTTTTGAAATGCACGGAAAGGAGATGGTTGCAGATTGATACGGAGATTCATTTTAACAGCGTTATTTGCCTCATATACGGCTCTTTGCGTTTCGGGTGAGGTAATTTACGTGAACGCACCAAACGGGCTTAATCTGAGGCAGATACCGAGCGAAAACAGCAAGTCGCTTCAGGTGCTTGACTTCGGTCAGAGGGTTGTCGTCATTGACGATGACCCCGGCCTGAACGGGTGGTATCGGGTGGAAGGCGGTGGATATGTTGACGGAACGCATACACAGAAAACAGATCCGTTTGAGGAGATGGAACTGCTCGGTGAGTGGAGAGTCACCGCCTATGCGGAAACAGGCTACTGCTGTGCGAACGGCAATTATCCCACCACCGGATACACCATTGCTTGCAACTCGTTGCCATTTGGTACGGAAGTATTCATCGAGGACGTAGGCTTCCGGACAGTCGAGGACAGAGGACCGGCATATCTCGGTGATGCATGGCTTGACTTATATCTGGGTGAGTACGATGCGTGTGTGCAGTGGGGTGACCAAAAACGTAAGGTATGGCGGGTGAACAGCGACGAACAGTCCGAACCCTACCAAGATATCAGGTGAAGACAGTTAATCGAAAAATCCTCACGTAGGAGCATAGTTTTTGAGACAGGAGAGGTTCGGATGATATTGGCTGGAATACTTGCTTTCGGCGTGATGCTTGCGGTCGGCTTTATAGTCGGCTGCGGGCTTGCAGAGTTGGAAATCTGGATGAAGGAAAGGGAGAAGGAGAAGCATGATGAAAGATGAATTGAAACCGTGTCCGTTCTGTGGAGGAACAGATTTACATTTAAAATTTTTCTCAGGATGGGTAGCAGATGTAATCATATGCTATAACTGCTTAGCGACATTTTCACAGCAAGAGATTACCTGTGAAGAGGATTTGATAAAAGCATGGAACAGGAGGGCGAGTGATGACGAACGATGAAGCGATCTATACTCTGAAGAATACCGCTTGGCTTGGATGGTCAGAGCAGGCAGAAAAGGTTTCTGAAGCGGTGCGGATGGCGGTTGAAGCACTGAAGGCACAACTTACGGAAAAAGACACAACTTCCGACTGCATCAGCAGACAGTGGCTCATGGAGTGTGTGAATGAAGGATGGATTAAGTTTGATACAGAAAAAGACGAAAACAGATTTATACATCTTGTTAGAGACATAGCACCCTCCGTACAGCCAGAGCCACTATCCGATGCTTATATGAAAGCGGTATGGACATGGCTACTTGATTATCAGATTAAGGCGGCAGAACTGAAAGGCAGATATACACCGTATGAAGTGCTGTCGTGGGTGGCGAATGACTGGAGGAAAGAACATGAGCGATCTGATCGAAAGACAGGCGGCGATTGAAGGACTGACGGGGTATATTGATAACACAGGGATTTTTAATCAAGATAAGTGGTTTGTCCACGGAATAAAAACGGCTATAACACACTTGAAATCGTTGCCATCCGTACAGCCAGTTGATAAGGACATAAATGTCTCTTGCAAAGATGCCGTCAGCAGACAAGCGGCGATTGATGCGGCAAATAAACTTGTAGACCGTTTTGAGCAGATACTCAGAGATATACGAGAAACCAACGAGGATGAATCTGTATGTGGGCTGTGTGAGTATGATGGTGCATTCATCGGGCAGTCCGGAGATTGGTGCAATGAATGTCCGGGGTTTGATAAAGCTGATTGTTTTAAATTAAGCGACAAATGTAGAAAAAAGTGGTTGAAGGAATTTGGCTTGCCCGCCACACAGCCATACACTGACGAGCAAATCCAGAAGATGCAAGATCTGCATCAGGCAGAATTCGAAAAGGCTTTTGAACTGGGTAGGGAAGATGCAAAACCGCAGTGGATACCTGTCAGCGATAGGCTGCCGGAAGATGGAACATGGAACATTTTTTCGGATGGGAAAAATATTAGTGTGGAGCGGTATAAGATGGACGCCATTGACCATTTCTTTCCACAAGGTAGGTGGTTTAGTTTTGATAAAGCTATCGCATGGATGCCACTGCCCAAGCCATATCAGAAAGAAGGTGAACAGGAATGAGCATTAGAGAAGAACAATGCAACAAGGTGTGCCGCGTATTGGACGATGTTTTGGCGAACAGACCAACAGAAAGAGATTCGCTTATTGTTGCTACCAGAAATGCGTTTAGTGCGTTGTCCGAACCGCACTGGATTCCGTGCAGTGAGAGGTTGCCAGAAGAGAGTGGGCGATATCTTATTTCCGCTCTTGACGGAATAGGGAGAAGAACAACTGTTGCACCGTATCAGCCGAGATATAAAGCATGGACGATGACAGGAAGAATGGCATACTGGAAGGTTGTCGCATGGCAACCACTACCAGAACCATATGAAGAAAGGCGGGAAAGATGACCAACATACAGGCGATAGACTTGCTGAAAGGCTTAGAGCAAAGTCTGGATGATTATTGCGAATTGAATGATGAGGGGAAAACCGCTTTTCATATGGCCATAACGGCACTTGAGGTGTTCGGAATTTCCGAACAGTTGCCATCCGTACAGCCAGAAGAACGCACGGAAGAACGCACAGAAACGCACGCGTGCGATTGCGTCAGCAGACAAGCGGCGATTGATGCGGTTGGCGGAAACGAACCAGTCGGTGACCCGTCAAAAATGGATGATGATGACGTGGTCAAAATGTGGGAGCGAATCAGAATCATAAATATTATTAACAAGTTGCCATCCGCACAGCCAGAAGATTGCGACACTTGCAAGCACGGATACTTCGGGGATGAACAGTGTAACAGTTGCCGTGTGAGGTTTACGAGCCATTATGAAAGGAGAACCGATGGGGAAATTATACCAGAATAAATGGGCGGGTCATGAAACATATTTTACTCCATGTTCCCCAGTAAGAACGAGGAAGAACGAATCCGATGCAATAGGCGGATATGAAATAACGAATGTAGATGGAAAATGGAAATGTCGCAAAGGTCAGTATTATCTCTATACAATGCGTGACGAAGAACACTTCCCCGTTGTGGGTGAAGTGAAGATTAACGTATTAGGGTATGTCATGGAAACGATGCTTAATGCATTAGAAATGAAAACCGATGAGCCAGAACGGAAGACGGGGAAGTGGATATTGAAAGAGCATTTGTATGAATGCGATAAGTGTGGTTGCCGTATAAGTCGTTTTCCATTTAAGGGGAATATCTGGAATTATTATTTCTGCCCGAACTGCGGAGCAAGGATGAAAGAAGGAGAGAACGAATGAGGAAAGTTACGATTAAGAGAAATACAGACGGTGACACCAGAGTGGCGAAAGCCGTTCCCAATTTTTATAACTTCAAGAGAAGCAACGAACAGCACAGGGAAGATGTCAGAGCAATGATGCGTGATATAGCCGATGATATAAACGTGGCAGGTGCGTACCACGATCATACTAAAACTGACGCTGATACAGGAAGTCTGTTCTACAGAGAACTTTGCAACACCATTGAAGGGCGGATGAATTTCGAGGATGGCAGATGGTACAAGATGCATTGCGAAAAAGAGCGTCACCATTTGAACAGACACTGCCCAGATGATGTAAATCTGATTGATGTGATTGAAATGATATGCGACTGCGTTTGCGCAGGGTTGGCAAGGTCAGGATCGGTCTATCCCATAGAGATATCATCAGAGATTTTGCAAAGAGCCGTATCAAACACAGTAGAGATGTGCATCAATGCTGTGGATATAGAAGAAGGTGATTCTAAATGATCACTATTAGCATACACATTCCGTCCGTATTCATCGGTTTTCTGATTGGCTATATTGTGCTTGCAACATTGTGGTTATTGAGTATGTCAAAAGACGCATCTTGGGGGAACGGATGGGATTATGGGTACAGGAGCGGCATAGAAGAAGGTGAAAAACGTGAGAGAGAACGGAAGATGGGGCAGTGGATATTTGATCAGAAAAGTGGGCGACACCGTTGCTCAGAATGTCTTGCTGCGGCGCTGAAGACGGATGACGGCAAAGAAAACCTGTCGGATTACTGCCCTGTGTGTGGGGCAGAGATGAAGGAGGAAGACGATGAAACTGATTGAAAAACAGATGGCGATCAATGCGTTTATGACGGCAACGTCCGACGGTGACAAGGCTGATTGGTGTGTGAGCATATTGAAAAGCCTGCCGACCGTACAGTATGACCCCGAATGGCACGAGTGCTTCGATGAAGACCCCGCATCGTTCCCAGACAACGAGCGCAACGTCCTCGTCAGCTTCTCGAACTTTGATCTTTCCATCATCGGACAGTGGCGGGTCGATGAGAGCGGAGCAGGTTGCTGGTACCTGGGAGACACGGACGAGACGTTCCTGAGTGAGGACTTATATGTTGACGGATGGTGGGAACTGCCGAAGAAGCCGGAAAGGAGAGACAAGTGAAGATAAAGTACTTGATAGATAAAATGTCCGATAACACTGAAATTCTTATTTATTCTGAGCAAACGAGTTGCAAAATGCCCACGTGGGGTGACTGCCATGGCGGTGACGATTCGTATGAATACGATTGCAGGGATTGTTCACATTATTTGCCAAGAACAAGCGAATGGACAAAATACCACGGAGCCGTAAAAGATTGTCCGATAAAGCTGTCCAATCTTACTGTAAGCGAGATCAATAATGCATATCACGAAGTACAAGTGACAAAGAGGAAAGCGGAAAAGCGTCATTTGATAGCAATCAAAGTTCTGGCGTAAGAAAGGGGAAGTTAATGACTGAACTGCATTTACAAATGGGCGAGGAAGAAATTCTTCAGGAATACAAATACGCAACAAAGAAGTTCGACCAGGTGCGCATCCTTGCGGAACTGAACTGTGTATCCAAGAAAGAGATGGCACAGTGGTTGAAAGACCATGGCTGTGAGGTCGATGGACGATACTTTGCGGAAGGAAAGAAACCGAAAGCAGAAGAACCTGCTCCCGCCACCCCGCCCGCACAAGAAGCAAAGTCGGACGCTGGCAAACCCAGACTGACCCTCGTACCGATGCAGATTATCTGGGACATCGCAAAAGTGAGGGAGTGGGCTGTTGCGAACAAATACCCTGACCCCTCGAACTGGAAGACCGTTGAACCTGAGCGATACAGAGAAGCATTGCTCCGGCACATACTCAGATATGTCGATGAGCCGGACGGTGTTGACGAAGAGACAGGACTTCCGCATCTGTATCACGTAGCAACCAACTGTGCATTCCTTTGTGCAATGGAGGAACATCATGGCTAAAGGATTTCTGGAAGACAACACGGGCGGATACATCCCCGTCAACATAACCGTCACGGAAAGCAACGGTGTAGTCCGCATCCACATGAACAACAAAGGCGTGTCGACTACTCTGGTCATCAGCAGACCGGAACTTGACAGTGCACTCGAGACAGACAACGGAAGGTGATGAGATGACCGAAGAGCGCAGGATAAAGCTATCTACAAAAGAATATCTGCAACAGGTGTATCGCATCAGCCAGAAGGTCAAACGGCTCCGGCACAGGCGGGAAGACTTACGCAATGACCTCTACTCCCTCGGAAGCCCCGCCGGATCCATGGACGCTGACAAGGTACAGACATCCATGTCGGGAGACTCCATGCTCCGCCTGATCGCAAAGGTCGACCTGCTCGAACGGGATATCGTACGGGAACTTGAAGTCCTCGAGAACAGGAAGTCCGTCATCGTTGCACAGATCGAGGAGTTGTCCGATGACCGGTACAAGACTCTCCTGTTTGAGCGGTACGTCCTCCTGCGCTCATGGGATCAGATAGCAGACGACATGGGCTATCAGCTCAAGTGGGTCTACGACTTACACGGACAGGCACTGCTCACATTTGCGGAACATCACAAACAGGGGGAGTGAAACAGGAAAAACTTTGTGCTATGATACAAAAGAGTCAAGGCATGCAGCAGAGACGACAGTGCAACTAACCTTTTTCTTTCATTGTGTTTTTCTCCTTTCCTGAAAGCAGCGGGGCATTCATTTGCTTCGCTGTTTTTGGTTGCGGAAAAAATAGGGGGACGGGGTACTTCCAATCGGAACAGCCCGCACTCAAACAATGGGGGACAGGTACAGCCGGACAGGGGAACGGGTGCAGTACGGGGACGGGTGCGTATCGTAAAGCATAAGCAATACGATTGCGGAACCTTGGCGGCACAAACCCGCGCTGACCATTGTGCAAACACACAGCCCCACCCCTCACGCTGATGCACTGCCCACTCTCCTGACTCACGAGGAGACAACATGGAGAGATCAAACCGATGGAGATACATCAGGCGCATCGCATGGGACAGAGACCGCAAGGACCGGGCACCGTGCCACATCTGCGGACAACCAATCGACTACTTCTTGCGACCATCAAGCTGTGATGATGCTTGGGAACCTGACCACGTCATTCCCGTGGCGAAAAGGAAAGATTTGGAACTTGATTTGAATAACATCAAGGCTTCGCACCGTCGGTGTAATAGAGCGCGTGGCGATGGTTCTGGAATGGAGAACGAATTAGGGATGCAGAGTCGGATATGGTGAGGGTGTAGGGGGTAGGGGCGAAGCAGTCTCTGAACAACGTCCCTCGGGCCAGAGAGACCGCCCGCAGAAGGCTTCATTCACTGGG